CCACCTTCTGGAGTTTCAGAGAAAGAGATATTGGTGAAGACACAAGAGGGCCAGCTACGGCGTACCAAGTTATCTTCGAAGTCTACGAGAGTAAAAGTTTCCTTCATTGCTCTCATATGCACCAAGTCCAAACGGACAGCAGACGCAGACTTCACTTTTGGTTGTTCTGTCACAACGACTTGAGGAATACTTGTTTGAGTAAACTGTGCGATGGATTCAGGTAGGAACGATTTGAATACGTTCACGTTGCTGTTAATCGAAACAGGACTGCTGGTTGGTGTGTTGTTCACGAACTGTTTACGTGTTACAACAGGGAACTCTTCAGTGCCTTGCTCAAACCCTTCTCCAAGGATCGCTGTATTGTAATCAAGCATAGGACGGTTGTAGTTGAAGTCAGCATCAGAAAGAATCCCACGAAGAGTAAATCGTGGGTTATCCTTTGTAATGTGGTCAGCAACAAATCCGCCTGTAGCGATTGGGTGTTTGGTTACAGTGGAACTAAGGGCTTCATCGAAACCCTCAATTGCGTCGAACCAAAGAATATCACCGTTATCACGGCGAATTGCAATTGTCATTGTCTCACCTGCGATTGACTGTTACGTTCATTGTTAACTACCTCACCAAAGGCTTTGATAGCGATTTGTTTCATTGGCTCGTTCAAGGCTGTCATCAAGTCACCAGCGGATACAACACCACCTTTAACATCGACGTTGATATTCGCTTCGAAGTAGTCTCGACGTTGTTGTCCTTCAGCAGCTTGGATACCGATAGCACGAGCTACAGCTTCTCCAATCTGGTCAGCGGTCAAAGACACACCACCCGGAAGTTCAGCACCGACACCTTGGCTCGCAAACTCACCAGCAACCTTGTCAGACATTTGCTGACGTGCCCACTCAGGACCGTTCGCCATAGCTCTCATGTTTGCCAAGTTGGCAGATAGACCACCTTCAGGCGCCATCATCTGTGCGTATTGACCAGCAGCTACAAAGCGGTCAACTGTATCGTTGAACAGCTTCAGGATAGTCTGGAGTTCACGCATTGTGTTGATGAACATTTCTGGAACAGAAAGACCTTGTAGGCCAGTCACAAGCTCAAGTGCGTTTGTTACAGCAAGTTGTAGGTACTCTCCGAACTGTTTAGCTTCAGTTGTGAAACCTTCGAGGGCTGCTTTAGCCTCTGGAGAGCTTTCTAGGAAGCGACCAAACATGGAATCGCCACCTTCCATATAGACCATCAAGTCTTCTACAGCGAGGGCAACACCAGCAATAGCCAATGCAACAGTTCCGAATGGCAAAGCAGCTACAGCAGCAATACCTGCAAGCGTGGCAAGTGCCTTACCAGAGATTCCAAAGACATCTGCAATCTTAGTCCAGTTGGCTCCGATAGTTGCTGTAATACCAATAAGGGCATTGATAGGACGCATCAGAAGATCAAATGCACCACCAAGTGCTGTAACCAATGGAGCAGACTTTTGCATACCGTCTGCCATAGAAGTGAAGAAGTCACGAATGCCTTTATCAAATCCACCTTCGGCAAAGATACGAACAGAACGTTCAAACTGTCTGTTCATTCGCCCTTGTGCTACACGAGTGGATTCCAACGCCTTAGCGTAAGCTCCATTCTTCTCAGCCAACTCTTCCATAATCTTAGCCATCTGTGGCAAGATTTTCTTAGGATCGAGAGAGCCTTTCTGCATTTGTTCACGAAGACCTTTTACATCAGTCCCGTTGGCTTGAGCCAAGAGTTGCATCGCCGCTGGCAAACGTTCTGCCAACTGACCTTGTGCTTCTTCAGCCTGAATTTTATCTTTGGAGAACATTTGAGAGATAGCACGTAGAGAACCTTTCATGGCCTCTTGGTCAAGTCCCATTACAGTACCGTACTTCATAACTCCACGGAACAAGTCTTGTGTACCCTCGTTTCCGATAGCGCCTTGAGCAGATGCTAGAATGCTGTTGAACTGTGGTGCAACGTCTCTCATGTTACGACCTTGCTCTTGAGTTAGGTCTTCGAGGAACTTCAGGTTACTTGCGTACCCTTCTGCACTACCGGAGACGGCCTCCAAGGCTGTGTTAGTCGCTACAAGCTGTTGGTTGATCTGGTTGACTGCCCCGATAGCGAACGCAGCTCCTAGACCCGGTAGAGCGCCTCTGGCGAAGCCCATACCAGCTCCCATCAAACCACCACCGAACGCATGGCCTCTTGCACTACGATCTGAGTTAGCACTGCTTCTACGACTAGGACTCTCGTCACGCAAGTTAATGCGGATAGTTGTCTCACGTCGAATCTGTGCAAGTACGTCACGAATCTCTTGCTTCAGATGGTCACGGTCAATGTTCAGTTTGATGTTTGGTGTTTCAATTTTAACTGGGCCAAGCTTCAAGCTGGCACTAGCCAAACTCTTACGAACGTTCTGAATGAACTTATGTTGACTGATGTCAGCATCGATCTTGAGTTTGAACTTGGCTTCTGTCTCTTTCTTCCAAGCACGCAACATCTTATCAGCAGCGGAGGTTTGGAACTTGAGAGGAATACTGATTTCCATCTGACCAAGCAATGTACGAACCAACTTCTTGGTTTGGATCAAGGAAGCGATGTCTACACGGATTTTGTTCAGAGTGATAGGCGTACTGTCGAGCTTGTCAGTAATACGCTTTGCAGCCAACGCCAGAGCTTCCTGAGAGACGTGAACGTCCTTCAGTGTAACCTTGGCAGCAGATGCCTTTGCCAGTTGCTCACGCAAGGTACGAGAGTCGAGCTGGACTTTGATATTGAACTTCTTGTTGGCTAGTGTTTCAAGCTGACGAAGCTGATCGATAACCGAATTGAGTCTTTTCTCAAACGCCATCAAAGGTCTGTTGTCAACTTGGAAGACTAGCTTACCAGTAAGCCGTGCGATCTCTTCCTGAATCATTATTTATTACCTTCTGTAAGTTTGGCTTGAATATGAGCAACTGTCTCCATTTCCTTGTGGACTTGGACTATCTCAAACATCTTATACAAGTCTTCGGTATTACACACCGTATCCAACTCGACATAAGTGGCAAGACCCAGTGGACTGGTAAGGACATTATACACATACCAGTCTTGACTGAATTGATCTTGAACACGTTGTAGTCTCGGATGGATAGGCACTGGTTCAAGGGTAACCCCGTCCATACCTAGTTGCATGTCCGGGGAAGGTGTTACTCCCGAGAACCGAACAGAGTAAAAACCGATCCGAAGTTGAATTCGGCAACCTCCTTCAGCACGAGGAACAACTTGTCGTACTCACCAGCAAACTCCATGTCGAAGTTGATTGCAGAACCGTTGGCCTTGGCAACAGTGTTAGCCAGTTCCATGATCATACCTTCGATGTTTGCATTATCCAAATTCTCAAACAGAATGCCCAGAGCGTCACCGATAGTTCCAGACTGGCCTTCGCCATCTTTCTTCTGCATCTGTGCGAAAGCAGGACCAACAAGCTTGGTGATTTCTTTCAGAACACGAGTACCTTTCAAGGCACCCAGTTGAGTGATCAAGTATTCACTACCGTTCACTTCGATTGTTTTTTGTTTAATAGCCATTTTGATTCTCCTAATTATGCAATATTGGAAACGTCAGTTGAGATTGTATCAACTCCGTTTGTGATGTAATCCGAAGCTCCATTGAAAGAGTCCAGAAGGTCAAAGCCTTGTCTTGCGTTACCGCCGATCTTACCGCTGATGAACGATAGAATCTCGATGTCCCACTTACGTGTTTCGATAGCGCCACTAAAAGAGGCGTCAGGCCAAGCCCGAAGGAAGCACTGTGTTGTGGCCCATTGAGTTGTACCAGACGCGTCTTTCACAGAGAACTCAAGACGACCCGAGTAGTTACGAGTGTCTTGCTCTAGGATTTCAGAAAGGATATCGTTGGTAATCGATGTTTGAAGGACTTCAATGCAGCATGTGGATTGTCGGTCTTTTGTACCAACGCGTGTGTGTTGACCACGAATGCCACGCTTCACTGTGAATGGACTAGACTTCCATGTAAGCTGAACGCTGACAACACCTGTCAGAACGTAGCCACAGAGTACCAGTGTAACAGTAGAAGGTGCATACGTCAAGATATCTCCAGCCATAAATCCCCCTTAGAGTACGCCAAATTGTTTAAGAACGCCCAAACCAGCAGAGCCAAGTAGTAGGCTGTCTTCCAGTAGGCTTGTGTCATTGTTGCCACCAATTGTGATAGCAGCGCCAGAGCATCCGAATGTCCATGTGCGAGTCTCCATTTGATTGGAGAACGTCACTTCAGGAATCATTTCGATCCATGCTGTAGCAGCGAAGAAGTTTGTTTGTCCTTTGGTGTCACGGATAAACATTGGGAACTTGCCCATGTGTGTTGCGATGTCTACG